TTATCATACACTGTAACATCGTGTCCTTTGTTGAGAAGAATGTCAACAGTAAGTCCGCCTATGTATCCTGCTCCGCCAACAACTAAAGTTTTCATCGTATCCCCCACTTTTTATTATAGTATTTTTTTCCTTCATCTAAATCTTTTGTATGATCTAATAGTCCACTCCTGTATGTCATGGAGGGGAAATGAAATACTAGGACTGGTGCGAGTAAGTTAACATACCTAGCTTCTATGTACCTTCTAGACAGATCATCATCTGCGTAGTTGCCTCCGAGATTTGGAAACTTCTCATCCATTCCACCTACATCCCAGAAAGAGTTTGTTGTTGTTAGTGTCCAGCCAAGTGCTAATCTGTTAACAAGTTGTACAGAGTTTTCAAAGTTTCTTCTACAAACATCTTGTGTCCCAGATGCCCATGTAGCCCAGGTACCAATGAGACCTATGCGGAACTGTATTCTGTTGTCTTTATACACTTGGAGAAGAATGTCTAACCAGTTGGGAGTGGTGATGACATCATTTGAACCAAGTAGAACGAAGTCGTATCTTGCTTCCCTCACTCCTTGATTAATAGCCTTACAATAGCCCAGATTCTTTCGATTGTTAATAGCTACTATATCAGAATTTCTTTCCAATAGTTCCTTTGTTGCTTCATCCTGTCCATTATTCACAACAATAATTTCGTATGTATCTTCTTTCGTGTGCATGCGAATAGATCGTATACATAAGTCAAGATACTGCGGTAAGTTCCATGTTACCACGACAATAGATGTTTTATAATTTAACATTTGTATCACATCTGATCGCAAGGAATTTGTATCTTCTCACCAGTAAGAGTGTTTGTTTTAGAAACCTCAAATATGACTTTAGTGTCCATTGTAACTTTCGCTATAGCTTTATATAGGAAGCCGTTCCAGTTAACTTTGTACCCTATGGCCACATACTGTAATGTTGGTACTGCTCCCTGTACCAAGGCTGACGTAGCCTCTTTAAAACAGATTAAATCATATTTTACTGGTAAATTGGAGCATTCTAGGATTCTAGCGTCCTTCACACCCTCTAGATCCATGTAGAAAACTCCAGTAGAAACATCTAACCAAAAATCGAATTTCCTTTGAGAAAATATCACGCTGTATGATGGTGTAGACAGCGGAACTGACCCTCTAGAAACTATATGCATCCTTTTTATCTTATTTATATCTAAATCTTTCTTCCAATTTAACTCAGACCCATCCTCCGCTATTTCATCGACGAAAGTGTTATCTTCCATCTCCATTCTCCAAATTGGTCTAAGATACTTATTCACAAACTTCTGATTGAAAGTAATTCTAGCAACTATCTCAAACGGATAGACTGCGAGACTTGTTCTCATATCCTTATTCGTTACATTCATTTAAAACACCTCCGGAGAAGCATTGTATTGCCTCTCTTGAGTAAAACATACATTCCTATGATTGTATTCACGGTATATGTATGTATGGGTTTAAAAAAAAACAAAATTTAACTGTATTTGTAGCTCAGTCTGTAGGAGAAACTATCCCACGTACCATCTGCTGCATCTGCTGGCGGTTTGATCGCAAGATATATAAATTCTGTATCAGACCCAGACCCTACATCATTAAGGTTTGAGCTACCAGGTTCTGACTCATCCAATGAGTCCCAAGCTGCTTTCGAAGCATCTGCGATTCCAGCCATCGAGGTAAATCCCGTCGAGTGACTCCAATGGTGACTCCAACCAGATGCAGCGTTCATACTGCCTTGGTTTGCCACTAAGTCGTTTGCCCAAAAACGCAAGTCTTCAGCATCGTTCCCATCAAAGTGGGCAACTACTGCGTGTGCATCTCCCCAAGTACCGGCATCAATCGTCCCATGATCTAATGTCGTTATTGAGGACGACGTGGTTCCGTCTCCCGTCATGAGCTTCCAATACACTGTAGGTGCAGCCATTTAAACACCTCCAACACTTATTTTATTTGTGTCGGTACTAGCTATCTCGTCTGTGCTAATTGATATATTTGTAGTACCTAACACGGGGGGTGGATTTGTAGAGACTTGTAAGTCTGTAACATCCTCCACTCCAGCAATATCCATCACAACATCTATGATGCCGTAGAATAGCACATCTTCTCCGGCACCGAGCGCATTTATATAACTGTCAATTTCTGAATCAATAGTATCTAATACATCAGTCGGATGATCATCAGTAAGACTGACTGTAATATCCACATATATGTCTATAACTTTTGGCTCTTGCCATGTAACTTCTATACCTGCTGGGCGGGTATCGAGGATTGCCTTATCTACATCCTCAGCAGCAAAGTTCCCCGCCACCACGAGAGATAATGTATGTGTAGTGAGGTCTTCATCATATGATACGCTCTCTACTCCAGAAACGGAATTTACTGCTGCGACAATTGAAGCCACTGTTCCTCTACCAGCTACCGACAACGCAGTTTTTGCCCTATATCTAAGTGCAGCGTCTGATTCTTCATCAATTCCTCCTTCTGTTGCAGCAGCATTAGATATGGAGGTGACCCCACTTATAGCAGATATTATTGTATTGATAGTTGTGGCGTTGACGTTCCCATCAGAGCCTGCTTTAACTGCCGTAATACTCACATCCACTGTTCCGCCTGCTCCTATCTCACATGCTTCATCAGTGACAAATTGTGTACCAGCTTCTGTTTGTACTGTCCAACCCTCTGGTACATCAGTACCTGGCGAACCGGTAATTGTTAATGTCCCAGTAGCTTTTGTTGCAGGTATTCTAGTTATGCCCATGACAGCAACAACCGAATCAAGTGAAGAGCCTGTTGCTGTATCTATGTAAGCTGAGTAATATGCAGATTGTAAACTCTCCCAGAGAAGAGCCTCTTCGAAAGTTATGACTTCTATAAATTTCATAAGTGGGGATGTAGAATTTAAATCTACATCTGTCCCAAAGAATTGCTTAGCATAGGCTTTCTTTTCTTCTATTATATCATTGTATGTTTTTATTACAAATCCTTCTGGTAAAACTCCATAAGCCATTTATATCACCATGTTAAGCTGTATTTCATCTCCTTTCACAGTTGTTATGCTGATAGATACTGGAATTTGTCTAAAGGCGTTTATGTCACCTATCTCAATACTGTTAATTGTGTCTAGCCAGGGGTAAGTGTTTATACATTTTTCGAGCTCGTATTTCAACATAGCTTTACTTGCTCTCTCCTGAACCACTTTCAGTGAATCAAATCCCGTGTTAGGATGGAACATGTCTTCACCAAGTTGTGTCCTGATTAGTATACATAAATCTTGTCTAACTTTCTCCCCGCTGTCGATTTCCATTTGAAGTCTTCCTGAGACAAATCTTATGTTGGCTGGTATATCTTCTACTCGCCAAAGTTGAAATGTCCTACCATATGTTTCCATATTCATCACCCTACATACACTGTGTTTGAGCCTTCGATCATCGTGTCTCCATCTGAGTCTTTGTCTCCTACCCTACAGACTCCCTTACCAGTACTTGCGTCGCAATTTAGGTAAATCTTCGTACCTTCTATCTGTAGATTTCCACTAGCTATCTTAATAACTATATCTCCATTTTCTTTTAATATTATCTGTGAAATCCCATTATCCGTCTTTCTAAGGATAGTAAAGTCCCTCTCCTCATCTTTCTGAGGAATTGTATCATCTTCTGTAAAGAAGCCTCCGACTATTATGGCATCGTCAACTGTAAATTGCCTCCTAAACACTGGGTCTCTTATATCTTTGTCTATTAAAAGCTTGTCTAATGCATATCTGGAGAAGACCAATAAAACCACATCTCCTACTGCGTAATCAGGTATAACCACTGCATCCTTCCCTTTCTGAAAGGCTATTGGGACATCTGCTATAACTGGTGTCTCTCTGACTTCTCCGTTATCGAACTCCATGGTTAATTTGATTTTTACCTGACAACGCAGTGTCGAATGATCTATATCCACTATAATTCCAGGAACTGCTGTCCATAGACTCTGTAACCTGTATTGTATCATATCTCTTATCCTCTGTCCTATCGGCTTTGTCATGTTATCACCAGAATTCACCTGTTGTTAGTATTTTCCTCCTTTGTGCTCCAATTCTTCCAGACGGATAAGCTACTTCTTTAATGTTTCCGGGATATGGTGTCACGGTCATCTCTATGGTATTCGTTGACTCATCACTTATCATTTTATAGGAGTTAACCAGGCATGTGGAATTTAAATATTTTCCCTCAACTTTAACGAGACTTCTAATTCCCACCTTCCATAAGAGAAGGGCGGTAATCTTCCATTGTGTTCTTTCATTGACATTTTCGGTATCCGCTGATCCATCGGGAATTGCTTCTATAAGACCAGTATTTTTGTTTAGAACATACCCCACTTCCTCTATATAACTGTTCGCTGATGCTCCAGTTTGTGATTTGATTACTAAACGAGATTGTGGTGTTACTCTAAATATATATTTGTTGTCTTTACAGATTTGTTGTATTGCTCCCCAATATGTCTCCCCGTAAAATCCTTTGCTCTTGTAAAGGAGTCCTTCTTCTTTCGGGAGCTCATAACTTAGGATTAGCCCGTTTTTATGTGCGAGCCACGCTATCTCTCCGAGTATTTCATTCGTGTATGTTGGTTCAGTCCAGTATAATTCGTGATTAATGGGAACTGATAGTAATTGTTTCATATCGGTGAGACAATGTAACTTTACTGCTTCATCAGCTTGTTCATATGTTACTTCTTTCTCGCTGACTGTCCCACTGAAGATCATACCGTAAGTGGATGGTGATGCTGTGGAGGGAGGGTCTTGATAGAAACCACCGTATAGTCTCACGGGAGTTCCCTCTTCTATGTTTCGTATTGTGTTTGTACTCAAATTGTATATAGTTATGTCCGCCGCATCTGCATCAGTCGTATCTGAACCCTCCATTGTAAAGTGGATTTCGAAAGTAGGGTATATGTACTCTTTCCATTTCTTACCAATTCCTATATCCAATCGTACATATTTTTTGTATAATCTCCCTATCATTCCTCTTCCACCTCAGCTTCTTCTAACGCTGTGGTTATTCTATAATCTGGAGATTCAGGGCTGTTACTCTTACAGTATAAAACCCATCTCTTATCTATATCATCATGCATAATTACATATGTTGTCTTATTTATCATTTCCGAATTAAGGACAACCTTTTTATCGCTTTTCCTAGTTATCTTTAAATGTGGAATTTTGGTGTCTTCGGAATATCTAAGTTCGCATATGTAGTCAACATAGGCTACGTTAGTTTCAAATACAACATGCTCGTTCCCTGGATCAATGGGAAACTTACGCCACACAGACGGTGCTTCTTCTCCACCTAGACCAAGAAGTCTTCCCACAGATTTAAAGCCATCTAAAAGTATGTCCCATATACTTTTATCATCCTCGTCTTCCCAGGGAGGTGCGACCAAATCTGTTGGTATTGGTTTTGATCCCAAGTCATTGGGAATATTACTATATACAGTACCATCCTTATCGGTAATGAGATACAGTGTTTCTTCAAGCGGAATGGCGACTCTCAGCTGCTCCAATTCTAACGTCACATCATATGTGTTAGCAGATTTGTTAGATGTGGAGACAGTCATGTTGGAGATTACTACATTGTCTATATAGCCTACTACTGTGGACTCAAACGGGACAGCGTACTTATTTTCGTATAGATATTTTAAATAAGATAATTGTTGATCTCTCCAAGCGTATTCACCTTTTCTAGACCGTCCAGTGAATAGTGTGAGAGTTACTCTAAACTTTCTGTTCACAGTGGATATATGATCGGCTATTTCAAAACCTTCTTCCATAGGATGTTTAATGACTACATTCTGAAAGGTATGTTCTGCTATGGACACCGCTTCAAATGGGTATCCACCGAGCGTGATGTCTTCATTCTCAGCTTCTATTCTGTATGTCATCCAATCGACCTCTCAAACTCACGCCTTATAAGGTCTGCTAGGTCTCTGTCACTCTTGACTACATTGTTGTGAACGTCTATCGTGATACCTCTCTCCTCCCTAATCCTCTCCGCCTTCTCAAATTCTCTCCTTAACATATACCCACGAAATCCACCTTCTCCACCAAATATTTTCTCTTTGGCCCAAATCATTAATTTAGCTAGACCATACGCAACAGGCACTGCTACTGTGATCACTGCTGCTATAGCTCCGAGAGTGGAGGCTAAACCTCCTAGTGACACTCCGCCTAGACCAAGTCTTGCTAGCAATCCCCCAGAGCGAACAGCTGTACCGGTAGCCGCAGCACCACTAGACAATGCTTCAGCACCAGCAAGTGCTTCATGAGCTATTGCTAAATCTAATGCTGCTATCTTGTTTGCAACGAGGGCTGCTGTGAAAGCCTTCACTAGTGTAATTATCTTTGCGAGTATGAGTGCACTGGAAATAACTGCAATTAGAGCTGTTATTGCCGCAGCAGCTTTTCCAAATCTTTTGTTAATCTCATCAATAACAGTTGTCCAAAACACAAACAAGCCAATCGCTACGACGAGAGCAGCAGAAATGGCAGCCATGACAGGTAGGAGATGCCAAAACACCAACTTTAACATTATCCAACTTTTACCCAACAAAACAGTGATACCCGCTGCCCCAGCTGCTTGCATCGTGTAGATGGCGAGAGACGAAATCAGTAGAAATACAGGTGCTATGAGAGCAGTGGCTGCAGCTATCAGAGCTAGAAGACTCCCTGCGAGTAGACCTATCATGATAAGGGTCTTTTTCAAACCAGGTGGCATCCCTATTATCCAGCCAAAGACAGTTCTGAATGCTTTTGCAAGCGTTTGAAGTGTCGGTGCTAATTGTTCCCCGAAAAGAACATTTATGGCTTCTAAATCAGACTTAATAAGCTTCAAGAAGCCAGTTAGAGACTTTATCTGTTTTATTTGCATTTCAGTCTGTGTCTGAGCATTCTCAACAGCTTTTACATACTCTTCGTATTTCTCGGAGGTTGCTGTTAGAATTTTATTCATTGCTTCTGCGACTTCTGGAGCAGCACCCCAAGTGTTGATAAAGTATTGCGTAACATCTATACCAGCCTTCATTTGTCTTCTAAGAAAATCCAAGGCTTTAGTAGTGTCAGTGTATCCTTTGTTTATGAGGAGTTGTCGAACAGCGACCATTTCCATGTTCTCAGCCTGCTTCCTCAGATCGTCCCCACCTTCTGCCATAAGTTTAGACCAGGCTGCAGCATATCTAGTCCCGAAGAGAGCCTGAAGCGCAGCCATTCTCTCAGCATTTGATAGATGCCCTAGTTTATCAACAAGTTCATCTATTATGTCGGGAATTGGAAGCATAGTTCCATATGCATCAGTAAATGTGAAACCATATTTCTTTATGACTTTTTCCGCACTCATGGCTTCTCCAGATAGGATACCGACAGCCTTCGCCAACCTGAGTGCTCCAGTCCTCATGGCCATTCCTGCTTTAGAACCTTCTATACCTGCATCCGTCATGATCATGAGGGAAGCAGTAACAGATTGTATAGTCCAGTTAAATTCCTCAGCAACTGCGGACACATATGGGAATGCTGTTCCTAGAGATTGGATTGTTGCTAGAGAATGTGTGATCGCATAAGCCATAGACGAGACAACGAAGGTGAGGGACTCAGCTTCTAGACCAAATCCCTTCAATGCTTCTGCTGCAATCTTCGCTGCCTCTTCTGTATTGATTAATCCGATTGTAGCGAGAGATAGGATTTCGGGGGTGGCTGTGAGGATTTCATTAACAGTGAATCCAGCCATGGCTAGAATTTTTTCCGCTGCAGTAATTTGTGTTGTTGTCCATTCTGTTGCTCTACCGAGAGCTATAGTTTCCTCAGCCAAAAGTCTAGTTTGTGCAGCAGAAGCTCCAGAGATAATTGCTACTCTCTTTTGCCCATATTCAAATTCCGCATATGTCTTTATTGCCCCCATCCAGGTTTTGTTGATAATGCCTGCCACTCTCTTCGCTTGAGCTCCGACAGTCCAGAGTGCGAAACCTGTATAAAGCGCAGCTGATCTCAAACCCTGACCAGCTTTAACAGCAGTCTCCATGGAGCTACCTATCATATTCACTCCCTGGAGAGATTTCTCTAATCCCTCTAGACCAAACCTAACTATGAAAGACGCTATTTCAAAAGCCAAAATGTATCACCTGAATATGTATTTGGGGACAGGTCTTCCAGGAGAAACTTGCCGAAGCTCCCTCTCAGCCTCATCGATTTTTCTCTTAATAGGCTTATACTTTTCTATCAAATAATGTGATGCTTTCCAGATGTCTTTTATATCCCATTTACCCACAGAACGTGGGTCTAAACCAAATTCTGCTGCAATGTCGTAGATTATTCTTTCGCTCCTGGAATCTTCAGCAAGTTTTTTTGCATCAGCTCAGCGACTCCTAACATGTTCTCAATTTCAGAGAATAGAAGAAGAGCTGCTGGTGCACTGTACTTCGATGGGTCTCTCTTAGGGGAAACTATACATTGTCTAAATAGTAGCTGTGTATATTTTCTCCTATCGACTTTTCCTTGTAGATCCGAGCATTTGCCTATGAGATCCATGTAATCCATACCACACATAGACTTAATTACATGTTTCTCTCCAAAGACATCTATCTCTCTTGTTTCTTCTGGATTGTATTCTACTTTCGACATAAATAAAAACACCTCCTTTTAATTTAGCCTAGACTCAACTTTCTTCCCTGTATCCATACCCTATGAAACGAAAGCTGTAATCAGGCGATTCTTTTTCGTTTGTAGCTTTTGTAGGCGGTGAAGCAAGCATAGCATATTCTAAGACTATCTCAGAAAATCCTGTAGCATCTGGAGATACAGACACTATTCTGATTTTCGTAACAGTATGTGCGTTCATTTGTCCACTCCATAGGGAACTGAGATAAGCTACTTCTGGAGACGTGGACTTTAAGACTATAGTAATTTCTGCAGCGGATGATGGATCTATGTTAAATCCAACCTCACCTTTAAGCCCTTTTATTAAGGTATCTTCTGCTGATGGAGCAACACTAATTCCTCCAGTAGCGTATTGTGTCAGTAATCTATCTCCTACGTAGCAATCTATATCTCTTATATCATAGACTGTTGGTTCAGTAACTGCCATTTCATATCACCTTCTAATATCTATCTATTTCTTCTTATATTTATCTTTTGTGAAACCTTCAGATTGTAATCAGAAGGTTCAGGCGGATCTCTTGTATGTGTCCTGCGAGATATGCAGTGACAAAGACATTCCTAAGAACCCTATTCACTCTATCAGCTGTGGGTATGTCTTCGAATGCTGGCATTTCCACAATATATCCTGTATGGAGGTCTCCAGCTTCATCGTACCAAGGCTCTCTTAGGGCTGTAGCATGAACAGCTTCTTCACAAGCAGATCGGATTGTTGAAGCGACCACAGCAAGTGCTTTCTTCTCATATGTTAGCTTCGTTCCCATGAGAAGTGTTGTAAGTCTATCCCGTATCAAATCTTCGAGATAATATTTTGTCCTAGTTATATCTATGTATTTGTAATCTCCTCCAACTGTTGTTAAACCATTGGACATAACATCAGTGTCGATTTTTCGTATAACAGCATTCACGGGATTTGCTTCAGAACCTTCAAGCGTAGACTCGACTTCCTCTGTTGTGAAATATGTCTGCATAGATAGACCGTGTAGTCTTTGCCACATGACATTATCCCAAGGTTTAAGGTTTGCAAGAAGTCCTGCTCCACATGCTGCTATATCATCATCGGTTTGTGTAGTAGCTATTCCCATAACATTTCTAGAATCTGTCAAGTAATTGAATTGCGTTATAATATTTGCTGCTGTTGTAGCATTGGACATGATAGGCATAATCCAATTATTGCTATCACAATATCCTATAAGTTTATCTAAATCACCAAGATGCGCATCGGCAGTTGGTGTGTCTGCCAAAACAACAATATTTATATCCTCGTTGCTTATGGCGGTATTTACTGCAGCCCAATCGATGTATGTGTAGGATGATACTACTAGTCCTGCTCCGGTTCCAGATATCATATTGGCATCTATTCCCACATATCCCGTTATTGGATTCACCCAAGCTTCTCCTGATGCAGCTGAAGGTAAATGATCTGAGGCACATAGTGGATCCCATTTTACTGTGGCTGATACTCCGTCTCCCTTTATTGTAGGCAATGTTTCGCCACATGGGGGTACATGTGCTAGAGTCATTGTTACATCATCTACGTCTGCTGCAGCTTCGTCTGTTACGGTCTTTATTTCCGCTCTTACTATCCAGAGTGTCTTGACTTGTTGCGTAAAGATCATCTCAGCAGCATCTGCTATGTCTGTGCCTGATCCAAACTGATCCTCAACGGCTGCTATGGTCGAGAACTCTAATACTTTATTGTAGCAGTATGTTTGTAGGTTAGGTGTCTTCGCTTTATCTCCGTCAGCAACATTACATACAATTTCTTGTTCCGCAGTGCTATAGTTGTACTTTCCTGGATCTGGTGTTGCGGGATAGTCGTTTGAAGAGTCGAGTACGTATTCTGTGTCCCCCAGGTACACCTGCTTGACATCAGTAAATGTTTGAGACATCTCGAATGTCTTCTTCCCGCTGGCTCCTGGTGCGTCGAATGTTTCTGTTGCGTAACCGTCTTTTGCCACTATACAAGGGTTTCCATATTCTCTCAATCTAGTTCCCACCGCACTTATGGTGGTATCAATTATTACTGCTTCTACTGGCATTTCTTTTTCACCTCTTTATATTTTATATATACACTTAGTTGCTAAATAGCAACTTCTGTCTCATATTCAGTCTCTAGAAGTCTCGGCTTGATAACATCCACATATTCTAGATTCGCTATCGTAGCACTAAAGTTCCTTCTAGGGTACATAAATGACTGAATGAGCTCGTCTAAATTTTTTATCTCATCGCTCACGTCAAGAACAACGAGATTCTCATTATTTTCTTCAAATAAATCTTGTAATTCGTATGCAAACCAATCACGAACTCTCTGAGCCATATGTGAGGCCACTTTACTCCCATTGACTCCATTATGTCTTTTATCGCAATGAACATCTATGATGATGAGATCATAAACAAATGCTCCTAATCTTAATAGATGGTTATATTCAGTGTAAGAGACTGTAAAATCTGTTCCTTCATCAGGCTTGACTCCTATGAAAGTTATGGACGAATGATCTATACTGTATTCGGACTCGGCAAACGTATGCGGTAATCCGCCCACAATTCCTTCGATAGAGACATCTGAAATATCCGCAGTAGATAAGAGATTCTCATACGTATAATCGGATGTGGCGGTAAATGTCTCAGAAGAGTTTGTAGAGTACTCGTAATCCTTTGCTAATCTATTATGAGGTGGTCTATATATCTTTCCTCCTATTGTATCGTAGAGAAGAGTAATAGAAGGATATAGAGCTTCTGTCATCTGGTTAGCATACAGTACGGAGGCTTTTATTGTTTTATTCTCTATCGTAAAAGTAGAAGGAATATTTTGTATTATTAATTTTTTCTGTTCTTCAGATAGGCTCATGGTAACACCTCTTGAGGTTCTCTCATAAGGCTAAACGATTGTCCTGCTAAGCAGTTTTTGCTTTGCTTTCCTCCAATCGATATATGTAAACTCCAAACAAGTCATGATAGTCTTGCTTGAAAATAACTTTCAATTTTTCATCTATAATGGCTCCAATAGCAAGATCTTGATTCGTGTACAATCTTATCTCACCTAGATCCTGTATACCAGGTATCTGTGGAGACCAAATGTCTGTATTTCTATGTGCGATAACTCCTTTTATTTTAAACACTGAGTATTTTGGCTCATAATAACCATCAACTATAGAGCCCTCCAGTTTATTCTGAATTGTAATTTCTTTCGAGAATGTTTTTATTGCTTCCCATAAATTGATTTTCATTTAAACACTACATGTCCTAAGATTATTCATGAGTTCTTTTCTTATATAACTCCTAGCAACTTGTGGAAATGCTACTCTCGTGGCCGCAACCGCCGGCTCAAAGAATGGTCTAGCGGGTATTCGCACAAATGGTTTTGATGGCGATGTTAACGTATATCCGAGCTTCCAGAGTTTGTAAATCATAGGAGGGATGTGTTCAACTCCTGCTCCCGGAACTTTTATAAAGAACCCATATTCATGAACTGCAGCGTATGGATGTGTAACAGATAATTCGTAAGATTTATCCCCAACTTTCTTTACTTCTATTGACCTGAAGATTGATCCAGTTATCCCACCTAATGGGGGCTGTCCAGTTGGTAAAACTGTCCTCTCCCATGGGCCAGCTTCTGTTCCTCCTGCTTCAAAGTAGCTCCTCAGCTTCTCGTACATGAAATCTGTGATTCCCTTAATAGCATCTTTCGCACCGTCATCGAGAGCTTTAACGGCAACTTTAGTGTAATCTCTACGTATGATCGTAACGTTGATCCCTTGTGCGTATGTCATGTGTACCAGTCCTCCACACCACCCTCGACGAAGTCTGGTCTGCTCTTATCTATCATATATGTACTGTCTACTATGATGCCTCCGAATGTGGGATCGATTTCTTTAATTGCATCTTCAGCTAGTTTCTTTAGATTGTTTGCTTTAAATTCAACTGCTCGTGTAACTGCTATATCTCCAACTCTTACACTTTTGTATAAGTCCGATGAAATAAATGCGAGATAGGCAGCATAATATTTTACTGCCCTATCCCAAAGTGTACTCTGTGTCTTCTCATCTACTCCTAGAAAGTCTTCGGCGTCATTGATGAATGCTTCGGTATCCTCGTCTGAAAGGTCTAACTCTTTGACCAGTCTTTGTACTTCCTCATTTGTTATCATAAAAGATTCACAAACACATTGACCAGGGAAGCGACTAAAGTAGCTATGATGGTAGCGGTAAGTACGGTCTTTCTATCGCTCTCACTCTTGATCGCATTAGATACCATCCGAAAGTTAGTGTTTTTTGCTATGAGTGCGTCTTGTTCGGCATTTTTCTTGATGTTCATATTAACTTTCCCGTTCATGGCTCTGAATTCTGAACGAAGTCCAGACCTTAACATCAGAGATATCAGATTTCACAGAGGAGATTTCAGAGTAAATGTTATCTAGTTTTTTCGCTAGATCAACCTCTATCTTAACCATGTTTTCACAACACCTTGTACCTTTTTTGTTTCAGAGAGCTTATAATTATGCTCTCAGTTTCATCAGAAGCAGTTGATTTGAATTGTATTGTAAAATTATCGCAAGCTCTGATCGTCTCTGAGAAAGCTTCCTCCGTTGTGGGTATAGATGCAGAACCTGTTCTGGGGTACATAACATTACCATCTTTATCCACGAGCCTCCAGACAATTGATCCTGAGAAATCACCTGGATATGTTGAAGGAGATCCGGCGAATGTTATGCTCTGAAACTCAATAACATGATCAGGTTCTGCACTATATAGATCTACCCAGAATGTCCCATTCGCATTTACTGCGGGACAATCGATGTCTTCTAAGTATGTGTTTCCTGCTTCAACCGCTGTATGTTTGCCCCAGAAAGTTACACCCATAGTAACACTATCTCTTCTTGAAGCTTAGCACCAAAACATATGGGGGTTGTACTAGAGTCGCTCCAGCACCTTCATTAGCTTTACCGATTCCCACTACGTCCCCAGCATCCAAATCTGTACCTGTTAGTGTGAGATCAACTGCTTGTGACCAACCGACAGACGTGGTTGCATTTGTAAAACCAGTTAAGGTTTCAGCAGACGTTAAGTTTGCTACGGTCAAGGTGAAGTAATTTGATGCATCAACATCCACACTAGCTCCAAAAGCAATCTTGGCTTCGGTTAGTTCAAGATCGTATGGTGCAATGAAAAGGAGGTCAGAAGCTGTTGCATCTGACGCTACCTCAGCCTTGTTGAATTGTACTGTAAAGTATTGGTCTATAGATCCAGCGTTCCATTGCGTGTTCCAGGTTTCACCTTTAACTGACACCAGTGATGTATCTAACAGCATCATCAAGCAACAGTTTTGGCTGTATCCACTTCGCAACAGCTATTCCTGTGTAGAACTTCGTGTTGTTGTAGTATTTCTTAACTTTTACTGGTCCATCACCCAAACATAGAGCCGGTGCTTTACTATCGAGCACTATCGCAGTGTCTGTATATGTATTTGTAGTAAAGTAAGCCATTGCTGGGTGAGAAACAACGTTAAGTCCACAAACTTGTGGGAGCTTTCCAGTCTTTGCTACAGTGTCTCTAGCTATATACTTTTTAATTTCCTCGTTTGAACTGAGCTTAGCCCATACCAGAGGATGCATTAAAAGCGTGTCTGGGGAGAACAACTGATCAGAGTCTGAAATCTCGGCGATAGCCTGCATTATATCGTCAGAAGGATCATTTGCACCAGACCAGCTAGAACCAGTAACTGAATGCGTGGCATCATTAAGAGCTTCTATTATCTGCTTATTCTCAACTTTCGCTAAAGCTGCCGCAGCATCCTGCGTATGTAGCCTTATAACAGAGAAATCAGCCTGCATCTCACTCTCATCCGGTATTGCCACATGGACCACGTTTTTACCTTTGTACGCCAAATCAAAGTCAACCTTAGTATAATCGTGGCTATCGATGTCAGCTTCCTCAAGAACTTTAACATTTTCATTAGCAGATAGAGATGTTGCAATGTATCTTGTACCTAAAAGTTTAGGCATGGGAATAACTTCACAAAGTTCCCTAAGATCCAATTTCGCTTTCGATAGACCTATGACCTCTCCTGCTATCACTTTTGCTTTTATATCCTGAATCTTATTTATATCCAGGAATCCATCAGACATTTTAAATTCTTCAGCCATTTTAAACACCCAATTTTATTAGCACAAACTCACTTTCATCTGCTTCTACACCGTATGGAGCCCATCCAACTATGAGCCCTTTAGCTATATCAGTCTGTGCAGTTGCTTGCTGAACCATACCATCATCTTCAGCTGCTACCCAAGCTCCTGGAGCTATGGCAGAAGCTTTATTGTGTCTAACATACACGAAACCATCTACAACACATCTTACTTCTGTGCTCGAAGCGGACTCTGTTGAATCTATCGCAACGAAAAATGGTCCAGTATCTGAAGATTGTGCTGGGAATATACCATCTGTAGCACCAGTATTTCCTAGGACACAGACAACATCTCCGACTGCTATATCAGAGGGGGAGGCGGAAACAGATGAGTCAGCTGCAAAAGGTATGACACAGAGAGTGTGTTCTTTTACTATATCTCCTGCACTTGTCATTTAAATCTCCTCCTTATGTCCATAGAGTTCTAGTCTAAACTTTTCCTCTGCGGAAAGTTTCTTCTCTTCTGGAACTGGTTTTTCAGGTGGTACTTTAGGTTCGGCTTCATCTTCTCTTTCTTCATCCGGTATAGGAATTTTAGAAAGAGTTGCTATGATGGCTCTAAGAGTCTCTAGAGGCAGATCACTTAGGGGATTTTCTCCCTCTTCCGTGATACCGAGCTTCTCTTTAATTGCTGAGACGTCTTGTATCAATTCTTCTTTTTCTCTTTTTTCTATTTCAGAAAGTTTTTGACTTAAAGTATCTCTCTCCTCAGTAAGAGCTTCAAGCTCTTTCTTCAGCCTGCTTATTTCATCTTGCAGTCTGTCTATTTCTTCTTGCTCTATCTCCTTTTCAGGATATTCTTTGTATCCTTTTGGAAAAAGAACAATATATTCTATAGCAGATCCATCTACTTTCAATGGTTTCTTGCTATCTGGGAGCGGATACTTTAGGGTCTCGCTCTCATCCGACATTGTATCACCAAATAATATAAGTAATGTAATATATTTATAACATTTCTGAAAGAGAGCTGATGAAACGAGAGTTTCACTTACGTTTGTTGAGGAAGACGATTGTTCTTTCAGCATCCTTCAAACTAATATGTTCTGAGAAAAGATCGTATAAAACTGTGAAATGTTTCTTCTTTCGTCTAATATGAGGATACAGAAGTTGAACAACTTGGAACTCAGTCTCCCATTTCATGAACACAATTGCGTAAATATTTCCCATCTTGTATATACGTCCTGCTCCTAAGAAATCCCTAAGTGCCTCCAAAACTTCTCTGCTCCTAAACTCTATATATATTCTAGGAGTATGTTTAACAAACGTAACTACCGATGAGACATCAAAAAAACCTGCGATATATTCGACATTTGGTGAGCCATGAAATGTAAGTGGCGAATCAAGTGTGTCCCTTATTGTCAGAAGTGCGTATCTCCTAGAGTAGACGTCTGGAAATTCTGTGTTTTGAAACTTAATGATAGAAGAGATGATCTTATCAAACACATGAAGGTTAGGAGTGAACTTTTCTAATTTCTCAATCCGCTTGTCTTCCCAATGTATAGAAGCTGTGTTCGTGTTCTCTTTCTTATTAAACTCGCCAGACTTAAGCTGAGAGTGTAACCAGAACATGTAGTCAGGGTTTTTAGACCAAATTTTAAGTTTGAAATTTCCTCTTTTTTCAAACACTTTAAATTGTGCGTCTAACACTCCGCCTATGTAGTCTTTCATACGTGCTCACATTTTTTAGTAGCTGTTGTACAAACCTTACATGCTGGGTTCTCAACTAGAGAGGCAAAGAATACCTTCTTAACATCTTTGACTATCCTCCTGATTTTATCGACCATTAATGTGAAATCCATTGACCAACAATATTTTCCTTTATCGTAATCCTCTTTAATCTTTTCTTCTGTTATGAGCGGATTTATTATTAAATCATCCCCAGACATTTTATGAGACAGAACTTTCCCTACTTTTCGCCCATTGTGTTCGACGTCAATAGGACAACCATCGACAAGATTTGCAACCTTATGGATAACTTCTGGAGGATAATAGAATCCGTTCCAAACACCTGGGGAGAGAGCTACATCTTTGCCGAAAGAAAGTAAAACATGTGCTGCATTGACTTCTGATAATTCTACTTTTTTTTCCTCCGATAGATTCTCCGCTTTTGATGCTGTCCACATATTTGTCTTCTGTTCTCTTACAAAGATCCATGTTCCGAGTTTTTCGAACTTAAATTTCTTGAAGAGTTCTTTATCTTCAAAAATCGTGACTTCTCCAGAAGCGACCTGCTCTAAATAAGCTGGTGTGTTCTTTGTGGGATTATCTGGTTGTCCTGGAGCTATCTCGACTGGCTTACCCTTGCCAATTGTCAAATACTTATCTCCTACAGGTTCGGCAATGAGAGCTGAGGAGACGTGAGTTTTAAGAGGATTCTTAACTAATATATAGTGTAGGAGTTTTTCTCTATCTGGAGTCTTGATATACAAATCATAATGTTCTGTTGTTGGACCCTCACGGACGACAGTCTGTCCTTTCCACCAGTGATGTACAAGGGCATATTTGCCTTTGGTAAGTTCGCTATGTGTAGACTCTTCTTCTTCAGAGAGCTCAAATCTTATCTTTACTTCCTTCTTTTTGATTGCTTCGATCAAAGCTTTCCTGACTTCAAAAGAATTGGGTTTCTCCCAATATCTGTATTGCTCGGGAATCTGTTTTCTGACATGCCTTGGTAGTTCGGATTGTCCCTTATGAGTATGGTAATTAGAAGTGATTGAACGTTTCGTGAGAACATAAGGTTCATCAGTCTTAGCTTTCCAGGCAAACCAGACGAATCTCCCTGGTTGTGTTTTCTCTTTCCAAACATTTTCAAGCTGTCTGAAATAGAAGATTCCCTTATATCGTTTCATATGGAAATAGTATTCGTAGAAATATGGTTTGGAGCAGAGATATTCGACTGTCCCGTGATCGAAGTCTGTGAAGACACCCCATTCATGTTTCGTAGCACCCACTTCACCAGGAGGAACTGCTTTTTCATATCCCATCCACTCTTTAGGTTCGGGGGCTTTGGGTGTACATTGTGTCTTCGTTTCAGTGTATGTGGGCTTGAACTTTATGTCGATCTTCTTATCTAATTCTTTTGCTTGCTTAACTGTTGTAACATCTTCTTTTATTGCACCCTCAGGGAATGCAAAGAGAGTCCAGCCACAGCAATCGTCTTCCCGTTCTAGTCTGAGATCAAGATGACCAGATTTTCCACGATAATGTGAGCCTAGATACGCTCCCCATTTTTTATCTTCAGATAAATCAGATACTTTTAAATCATACAATTGTTTCTCTTCTTCGGAAGAAAGCTGTGTAACACAAATGTACGCTCTTACTCCATCGTCAAATTCTTTGAGTCCACCAGCCCTCTTACATAAGTCTGGTTCAAATTGTCTGAGCCTCCAGAAATTAGGGGTTTCTTCGACATTATTGAATTTGAAGTTATGAGACTTTGCCCAGGCGATGGCTTTCTGTTTCGTAAATTTCTTCTTATCAAATATTAGTGTCTGGACGGCTGAAGATAAGGATTGTATGTCCTCTTCGGTCAGACGTTCCTTAGTTTGTAGGAGCCCAGCTTTTTTAGCGATAAGGACAGCCTCGTATATGTCGTCTGGCTCTTTCTCTAGAGGTCTATGCTCCATGATTTTAGGCTCGTATAATTTGAGGGAAAACGTCCCATTAGAGTATGTGAATAAGGTATGGAATTTGACTGTAACAATGTCTCCGATCTTGAGTTTCTTTTTCGAATTGAAGCATTTCCCAGTTTCTATATATTCTTTATTATTTATAGATACTTTCTCCTTAATTTCTTTCTCAAACTTAGTTGGAATTGAGAGACCAAGATGATAAGTGTAGACATTAGGTGTTTTCGTTTCGACACGCTTGGTAACTATAGCATGGACTTCCGCATATTTTTTAACCTTCCACCAATTCATTGTGATTCCATCTTTCTCATAAATGGAACTTGCTTGTTTGATCATAGCACCTTCAGAGTATTTTTGAGAGAAACACTTGACTATAGCTTTCCTGAGATCAGAGTAATTGTTCACTTTTATACTAGGTGCTATGTTGAGAGATTTCTCCGGAGTCTTAGAGAAATACATTTCAGATTGTTTGATATTTAATTCATAGAGATGATTAAATCTTTGTTCATATGGTTCTTTCAGTATGTACTTTCCTTTCCAAACCATAACATCGAAAAGAGATGCTACTGTACCTGTATCGTCGAATGGAGTTTTCTGATGTGTCCTACCAGCAATTACCTCACGACCAATATGCCTACCATCTTTCCATTGCTCTATTTCACAGTCTAGAATGAAATTGTCTTCATTGAGGTTTCTGACCTCTTCTGCTATTTTTCGAAGAGAGTCTGTTATGTTTTTCCCATCATCAGAGTAAATTGTGACTTTGCTGTTCTGTTTATGTATTTGGCCACGTAATCCATCATATTTGAGCTGGACTATGAGAGGGAATTTGTCTTCTGGTATGTCTTTTTGAATTTCATCAGTCTTGAAAAGCTCCCTCTCTGATCTTCTCCCAGCCTTTAGAGGAGGAATGAATGAGAAATCGGACATCTCGACCTTTTCTAAGTCTGTTTTCTCGACAACTTGTTTGTAGAGCGGAACAAATGAAGTGAATGGACCAGACAAATCATCTACAAATAAGAAGTGGAGCCTCTTCTGTGTGTCCTTATCGAACATTCTGATTATTCTAAACATAGTCTTCTGAACTGTAGGATCATTCTCTTTTCCCCTTATCAGTATATCAATGTCCCCTGTCGTATATCCCTCATTGACAATAGAGCCTGTGAGGATAACTGAGGGGTTGGAAATACAGAATGATTGAATTTTAGATAAGAAATCCTCAAGAGTTATCTTTGGGAGGTTTTGTTCCCCCTTAGATTTCACAGGAGCATAAGAGAGATGTTCGATTGTAATGTTTCCCTCTTCTAGAAATCTTTGAGCATTTGGACCAATATTTGGAGCTTTGACCTTCGTGACGCCTTTTGTCTTCAGGAAATTAACGAAGCATGCTGCAGCATTTGCTCCCTCGTCTTTACAGGGATTCTCGAATATTTGACCATTTATCTCAAATTCTGAACATCTAGCGAATCTTGTGTCTTTGATGATAGCTATCTTTTCTGCTAGGAGAGGACTTTCATGTTTCATGTTCCTGGAAGCCATTTCCTTCACAACCTTATTGTGGTATTCTATAAGTTCCTTCTTTGTCCAATCTCCAAATTTCCCAAACTTTTTGAAGAGAGTCCATGCTCTATGTACTTCAAAGTGGGCTGCAATGAGCCTTTTATCATCTAGTTCTTTTATATTATCATCTTTATGGAGATTGTACACTCGGAGTTTCTCAAAATCTTCTACATTCTTAATTTCTATAACATTCTCACTCTTCATTTAATCACTTCTCTTATTGAATCAGACTCTTCATATTTCTTATCGTCTGCCTCTTTGATTTTATGAGGACTATAAGAACCGAGAGCTAAAAGCTCCCATGATTTGAACTTATCAATTATCTCATCTTCATACAGAGCACAAACAGCGTTTGCGAGTCTCGCTAAGTCTTCCTTCTCAAATGGTTTCCAATTATGTGTGACGATTTCATCTTTAATCCCGTATCTCTCTAGGACGTCTTGATAAAGTTGACTTTCAATTTCTCTACCTAAGTATGTCTGTAAGCCTCTGATTACACCCTCATACATTGCTTTTATGCTGTATTCGAGAGTGGCTCTATTCATTGTTTTTTCTCTCGCAAGAAGTGCTTTTGGTACACCGAAGTTTCCAATTATTTCTTCATTTGTTGCTTCCCATGTTTTGACCAATGCAACCATATCGGGTCGGACATCAATTTTACTGTAGTCTACACTTTTATTTGTGACCAGAGACTTCCCAGGGATTAGATTGTTTATAAACTTTTGTATAGCAAGTCTTTCCTGTGTGGGAGTTAGACCAGTTGTATCAAGCTGAATATGTGCTGCTGGAGCCCAAAGACGGAGTGCAGCTTCTTTGATGTCATGTTCGAGATGACGCTTAAGTAACACAGCATTTTCAATTGGATGTATTTTAGAGAAGCCCTCATATGGTTTCTCTAATGGATTGTTGACCAGTAAGAGAACGTCTTCTGGCCTCAACTCTATATTGCTGTTGTACACATACTTCTCGATGTTATGTTTTTTACCAATTGTGGGTTCGAGCTTTGCTGGATCAAGAGGTATAAGCTTCCTGATGTTCCCCTTCTTATTCCTAGCTTTCTCAAATGGGGATACTCCATATATGTACATTCTTCTGACCCCGATTCCCATAGATGTCTCAATGTTGATTTTATAATTCATCATATTTATCTCATCGAGTGCTTCTTGTTTAATGGGGTTGTCAGTTGTTACGAAATATCCCTTACATGTTGCGAAATACGCAAGTGTATCAATACAAGCTCTAACCAAAGCCTCTTGCTCGTATATATTGTACCATGTAGAGAACTTATCTGTTCTTTCCCAGGCAATATCAAAGGCATCAGATACTGTTTTAGGATTGTAATCATCAGTGAGTTTTACGTCATAGAGTTCAGGGGAAGCTGAGGGCATTGATATATTGAAATCTGGTATGTCAACTTTAGGAATAGACATATGTGGGATTCTAGGAGTTCTAGGCCTTCTTAAATTTACATTTATCTTCTTCACAGCTTTCAACTTCTGTATGATCTGTTCATTTCGTTTCCTTAATTCTAAACTTAATTTCATATTCACACCTGCATAAATATGGGAGGCTGATAAGCTCCAACTTCAGTGAGTCCGTATACAACATTCGCTACTGCATCGGCCACATCTTTAGAGCCTTCTCTTGGATGGTCAACTTTCTTGCCTCTTATAAGTTCGAGAGATTCAAGTTCCTTAAAGAACACTTCATCTCTAGGATATTTGATAGTTTGTGTGTAAATTTTTTCTTTCAATCGATCATGATCTTCTTTCTTGACTGTATGTCTTTCAACACGAACACCAGCCTCTTTAAGTTCATCTATGATCTCTGTGTAAGACCATATGTCTGTGAGGAAAAGAGTGACGTTGTAGTTTTTAATGATGTCCATAATCAGTGTTTTTACTTCTCTGGATGAGACTTCTCTACCCTCACCTTGAGGTTTGAATCTATGAATGATGTCAATGACTATGTTCCCACCGATTTCTACGTGCCCTAGTGCTAAGCCGAATGCATCATTTTTGTATGCGGGGTCTCCAGCAAGAACGTATGTGGTGTTTTCCCTACCAGTGTTTATGAGTTTTCCATCGTACAGTGCTGTGTCGTCATGAATGTTGTCTTCGAGTCGGATTCTCCATTTTTCCTTATAGTATGATTCTAATTCAGATGACGGGTTTGCTCCAAAGTCTCTCTCTGCTAGTTCGGGGTTTTTATCAAATTCAGATTGAAGTGATTTCCTACTTATGTTTGGATTCATTACCCAAGTGGGATACAGCCTTCCGAGCATATTGGGGATTTTCTTAGATTTATGGTACAGCTGCATTGAGAAATCATTAGCGTAGATTGGAGATGTGATTGATATAACAACTCCCTGATCTCCGAAGGATGCTGTAGAGTATGTTATTGCTGCGTACACTGCTTGCGCAGATGATTTCTTCGATCTATCAGTGAATCTGGCAAGTTCGTCGAGGATGGCACACTTAATTGTTCTTCCAACTAACGACGATGAGTTAGAATGATCTGATCTGATTGTTACATTACACTCCGTAAAACGAAATTCATTGTACCGTTCTTTGTAGTTTTGTGATTGAAACCAGTCGGAGTTGTATATCTTATTTGATATTGCCGCAAATACTGTGTCAAGAGCTTGCTCCTTGCTGCTAGCTACGTTGATTATGAAGATTTCCTGTCCTTTTGCTAATCCAAAATGTTTAGCTGGATCCTTTAAACAGATAAGTTTAAATGCTTCATATGTGGAGAACTGAGATGCTAGTTCTGTCTTACCAGCACGTCTTCCAGCAATAAGTATGAGTTCACGATATTTCTGTGGCGATAAGTAGAAAAGTTTCATGAGTTCTTCTTGTATGGGGAATTGCTTAATGCCTAACACATGTTTACAGAAGTATGTTGGGTCTTCGTATGCCTTCAATTCACCAAGAAGTCTTTCAGAGAGAGTCTGCGTCAATAACATCACCTAATTTATCGATTATTTTCTTTCTATATTCTGGTGGCAATTCCTCAAGAACTAATGAGCGGAGTGTGTTAAACTGTATTAATGTGATATGGGTCTCTGACGCAAGCTCTCTTTTGAGTTCAGCAATAGACATACACGCCTTACGAAGAGCCTCGATAAGAAGAGTGATTTGTTTATTAATTGTTGCACTATCTGGGTCTCCTGTTAATAGAACTTCAATACGCTCAGCAATCTTAGGAACCATGGATTCTAGTATTTGTTCTCCTGACATGCTCTTAAATTTTTCTAAGTTTGCTAATCTATAATGTTCATCATATTCTATACCTGTGGAGGTTTCAACTTTCCCCATAGCTTTCTTTGTATGGAGCTTCATGTGTCTTTTTAACTCTCTCACCGGTATATTATACTCTGCTGCCACAGCCTTCAAAGACACCCCGTTTTCGATGAGTTGCTCTACGTCAGTTCTATCTTTTTTCGATAATCTACAGACTTTACAAGAGCCTTCTAATGTCATGACGACCCACTTTTATTAATGATGAAACTTCCGATGTGAAACATTTACTATATTTTAGAAACAACCTATATATAAGCTTTGCGATGAACTTCACTTAATTTTTTATAAAAATAATAATTTTAAATAACAGCAAATTATTTAAACGAAGAGAGAGAAGTATATATTATATAGGAATTTCAAAGAAAATGGTTCATGTTTTATGGAGAGCAGAGGGCATCATCTATTCACCTCCCATCTGTTGCCAGCGTCTTCTTCTCTGCTCTCCTCTCAGGTGTGATTTTTAACTTGCCCGTATATTTTTTAGAAAATATGTAGGCAGTGTTCATCTGGAATTTGGTTTTGAGATGAAACGTATGGCTGAAGAAATTGTGAGGACACAAGTAGTAGTGAGAGAGAACAACTCATGTAAGGGTTGTCCTAATTTAGAGGAAAAGGATGGCGTGTATCATTGTAAAGTGTTCAACGTTAATGTGTCTAATTTTGTCCGACCAGATATTTGTAAAAAAACCCTTCAGCATCTTACTACTAATGAAAATGTCAAAACGTTTGGTTAAAGGAGGCGAACATATGAAATTAAAAGATGTGAGTAGTTTCGTCGAGGAGACTATAAAACAAGTGGAGAGTGCACACGATGACTTCTACCTCGATAACATAAAGTTTACGCTGAATGTTGAAGGTGGAGAAGTTTCCTTCACGCTTCTACATAGATAAAGGAACTTCTAACATCCTGATAAATTGATTCGTTACAAATTCTCATAGGAGAGGCTTTGTTAGACAATCTTTGGACTTATACAAATTGCTGGTTTTCCTTTTTTCTCCTCGACATATTAGTATATTAGTATTTACTTAAGAGGGAACTCTTTTTTGGAGGATTTCGAGTATATTGATATTCTAGGGTATTAGTATATTAGTATATTAGTTAGTTCTTATATATAACTATAATATTAAAAAGGGGTTGTGTATATTGATATAACGTATTAGTATATTAGTGGTTACTTATATTAAGATTTTGAAAGCTGACATTTTTACGGAGGACAGGCTAGCATAGAAGAGCTATACCCCTTTTATTTATTCTATAAAGGGAAGAATAGCCTTTAAATAGAAAATAAAGGTAGGAATAGGCTTTAAAAAAGGAATAAGGGAGATTTTAGTTAGATATAGAGAAAAGGAGGGGAAAATAGCCTCTAATTTGCGTTAAGATATATAAATCTCGGATATTTAGGCTTCTTTTAGGTTTAGGAGCTTAAATATACGTTAATATATATTTCAAGCTTCTTTAGAGGGATTTATATATCTTAAAAGGGAGAATTTTAGATTTTTAATAGAAAAATATTAAAATTCGGGTTTAAATAAGAAAAGAAAGGAAAAATAAAGAGAAATTAAGGTTTAGACTTAAATAAGTTACTATATTCCCTTAATCTCTTATTTAAGTCTTTTATTTCCTCCTTTAAGGTTTTAAAAACCTTATCTTCCTCTTTAATAAAAAATTCGGAGATTAAAACGTAATCCGACCCGAATTTTTCGTTAAAATCGAAAACGGCACGCTCTAATCTATCGAACTCCTCCGATCTCTCGTTTTCGCTTCCTATTCCCTTTTTAGGAATAAAAAGTTTCTCTATATCGGAAGAGAGACTTATAACGTTAGTCTTTCCCTCTTTCCCGATATTTAATCCGAGTATAAGGAAATTAACCTCGTTTTCCTCGTTAAATTCTCTTAACTCGGATTTAATTTCCTCTAATCTTCTTAAATTCTCTATATTAAGTTTTTCGGTCTCTTTAAACATATTTTTCGCCTCCGTTTATCTATTCCTCCTATACCTATCCTCTATATCTATATTAAGGATAGGGGTATCTTCGTATATCCTTTTAAGCTCGATTTCTTCCTCTATTTCGGAAATAAGGAAAAATTCTTCCTCCGAAATAGAAATAGAGGGTAGTTTTACCCTCCTTAGCCTATCTAATCGTTCTTTTTCTTCTAAAGAAAGTTTAAACGTTTAAATCGCCTCCTTTACTACTTTTAAAACCTTATAGACGTCTAATCTCTTATAGGAGGCTATTTCGGGAGTTATTCTTACTATAAACTCCTTAATAGCTATCTCCTCGTAATCTAACCTTTCTAAAGCCTCCTTAACCGTTTCTAAAGCTTCTTCGGGAGTTATAAGCTTATAAACTCCCGTTTCGGGGTTCTTTCCGTAATTCTTTATTAATTTATTTTCTAAAGAGTTTAAAAGGAGATATTTTCTCTCCTTTTTAAAAACGAACCCCTTTATAGCTCTCGAAAGGATTTTAACGAGGTTTTCGTACTCGTATATCGAATCGGCGTGTATCCTCTCGCTTAAATTCCCTATAAAGTAATCTAATTCCTCTATCGGTATTTTAGACTTACTTAAGAAAAGGAAAACCTCTTCTAATACGTCTCCCCCGAGTAAATCCGCTCTATCTCGAAAATAGTCTCTATTTTCGAAATCGGGGTAGAATTTATCGTATAAATCCTCTAAAAGAAACTTTTTAGCCTCTTTTACGGATTTAACGTCTTTTATACCTCCTAAAATCTCTTTAGGGGTATTTTCGTTCGTTATTTCGGGATTAATCCCGTTTTCTCGCTCCGTTTTTTTCGCTTTCGTTTTTATCTCCTCCGAATAGGATTTAACCTATTCTAATAGAATTAAGAGTTAACTATTTATAAAGCTTTCGTTAATTTTAAGTTTTTTCCTTTAAATCGGAAATAGACTTAAATTTAGCCTTTAAATTAAATTTAAAAGTAATTTCTCCCTTTAAATTTAAAAAGAGATAACTTTTAGTTATTTAAATTATAAGTATTTTATTAATATATCTTAAAATTAAGTCTATTAACGTAAGCTTAAGGTACGATTAACGAAAAATTAGTTTTACGTATAATAGTAGTAATAATTCGGAGTTAAATTTAATCTCCTTCCCTCGATTACTCGGAAAATTAAGCTTTAAAAATAGATAGGAGAGAATTTTAGGCTTACTTTCGGTTTAGTAAGTTATATTATTACTATATAAGGAGTAGTCTTAAAATTAAATTTTAAGCTTATTTTAAACGATTCTCGGCGTTTTCTTATACGGTTAAGGGAGTTATACCTTAATCGGAAAAAATACCCTTAAATCGCTTCTTAAAAGCTTTATAAGATTTCTTATATAGGATTATAATAAAGCTTATAAAAGTAAGATCTTACTTTTATAAGGATTCTTATATAAGTAAGTAAGGTTTCTTATAGTAGTTAAGAGCTCTTATATTAGAATGTACTTATATATTTATAAACTTATCCTAAAAATCTTCGGATTAGAATATACTTATATTATTTATCTCTTATCTAAAAGGATATATAGGAATATTCTTAACTTAAAATTATTCCTACAAAGAATATTTTAGAAAAAGAAAGGAAATTAAAGCTTTAAATCTAATTTTAAGCTATATTCTTGCTTCTTTTAGTTTAAGGTATATTTATATACCTCTTAATATTTAAAATTACGGTTATTATCGAATTAAGTTTCGTTTATAGACTTAAAATTTAAGGAAATTTCCTTTAAATCGAGAATAGAGAAAGATTTAAGCTTAAAATATGATTTAAAGAGTATTTTTAAGAGAAATCGGGAAATAAGGGAGGGTTTTGTCTTTTTTAATTTTAAGATATATTTATATAAGTTAAAAGAGAATTACTTATAAATACTTATACCCCTATAACCTTTTAAAGGTTTCGTTTTCGGGAAAACCCCGAAAATACCGACCCTTTCGAAAATAGGGGCGTTTAAAACCCCCTATGCGGAAGGAAACCGATAAAAACGAGTAATTCCTTATAAGAGATAAGGAAATACGGTATATAGGCTTAAATTCTCTTCTTTAAGCTTCTTATATACCTTACTTTAAGATAAGCTTAAATATAAGGTTTAAATCTTATATAAAAGCTTATAAAAAGAATTAAGAGGTATAAAGAAGAAGAAGAAGAAGAAGAAGAAGAAGAAGAATTTAAGCTGAAAAAATGAAACGGAGGAGATATATATGTCCAAGAAGAAGAAAAACCCAGAGGATGCCCCGAAGGTCGAAATAATTGGCTTAACGGAGGAGATAGTGGCGAAACTGTCGAGAAAAGGACAGAAGGTAGATGTTAGAAAAATAACAGAGAGAGAGACACAAGTTGAGGCTATGTATGAATTCTTAAAGGAGAGGAAAAACGAAATAGTCTTCCCAGATGACTTAAAAGAACAATTTAACGTTAATGACGCAACGATTCGAGGAAACCTTAATAAATTTGCGGAAAAAGGTGCGGAAACAGGAGTTATTAAATTCTCTGCCTTCAATCCTGACAAAAATAAGTATATGGTGGCTTACTCGTTTGTTAGATAAGAGAAAACTTAAAAAAAAAACAGTTTTCTTTTATCTATTTTTTTTTAGATGCGTATATAAGTAATTAATTATATTTATGTGATAATAATAAGATAAAAAGGAGGTGATAAGGTGATAAAAAATAACCGTGAGCGGAGGAAAGAATTAAATAAAGAGATAATTAACGTATTAAAGAGAGAGAAAACCATCGAAAACAAAAAGAAAGACTTAAAACGGCTGAAAGAGATAATGAGTGACTATAAGAGAGAGAGGAAAGAAGAGGGTGTGTTTAAGAAGAAGAAGAAGGAGAAATTAAAGCCTGTAACTCTGATAGCTGTAAAAGAAGAAGAGTTTAAAAAGAATAAGGAGAAATATGCGAAGAGAGTGAGAGGAATGGTTGTTAGACAAGGGAAAACTTACTATCTATGTGTAAAGCTTGCGAAAATAAAATATAGAAGAGGAAAGAGGGTGTATAAGAGAAATCGTGAAACATTTAAGGAGAAAGAGAAGAGAATACCTGATTTCTTAAATAATTATGCGTGGAATCCTGATAATAAACCTTTTATAAGAGATATAAGGGAAATAAGATGAGAAACTAATTTAAATGGAGGTGTTAAGTTGAAAATTAAAGAAGTTGGCTTAAGTTTAATAAAGATAGGAAAAATAAGTGACAGTGAGCTGGATGAACTCGATAAGAAGAAGAAGATGAGTTTTGTATATGGATCGACATTGATTTATGTAGTGGAACAGGATTATTTAAAAGAAAAGTTCCCTGTTTTCAGAGAGAAGGGTATGTACAACGCATTTGCTGACATAGAAGATTTAATAATAGTTAGTAAGAATGAGGTGTACATAGTCTGGGAACTTGAGAATTAAATGGAGGTGTAAAGTTGTTTGGTAAAGAATATAAACTCTTAAAAGATTTAAGAAGTGCGAAAGTAGAGGAAGAGTATATTGAAGTAGATGGAAGGGAATATACACTGTATACTGTGATATACAGAGGAAGAGAATATGTCGATATGAATGACTTACTTGCTAAGATATGTCGTGATTTGGAGAAAACAATTGTAGAGTGATAAAATGAAGGGGACATATACGATAAGTGATTGCGGTTTTTGCGCAAAGGATATAGATATGATTATAAATGCTGTGGAAAAAGTGTTAGTAAAAATTGGGAGAGAAGATGCGGAGTTTGATTTGAGGAGAGTAGTAAAATGAAGAGGAAAAAGAATGAAGAAATGTTTAGTAATTATATATTAATATTAAATCCCACGAAAGTAGATAAAAGAAGAAGGAGGTGACACCGTGAGAAAACTGTCTATGAGAGAATATGGTTTAATCTCTAAAGTATTGGAGAAAGCTGACGTAAAACTGAAGAACAAAACTATTCCTGAATGGATTGAAGACAACCTGGGACTCGATACTTCTGAAGTTGTTAAGGTAGAGGATGAAGATAGAGGAATAACAAAGAGAACATGCGAACATTGCGGAGGTTCAGGTAGAACAGTCTGGTATAAAGGAGATGAGGAGAGAGAAGAAGACTGTGGCTACTGTAAAGGAACAGGATATGAGTATGTGGTAGAAGGAAAAGATGAGGTAGACAACGAGATGTTAATTGTATGTCTACGAGGTGGCTCATATCACTCGATGATAAGAGTACGATGGAACGACCTGACTAATGAGAAAGGAGACAACTTAAACATGGATATGACTAATGCTGTGGAAGCAGTATATGAATATCTGTGGAAGATAATCGGTGAAGGAGTAGTAGTTGAATGGATAGAAGATGTTAGAATACCCAAACAGCTGAAAGAGTGAGAAGATGAGACGAGATGAAGTTATAAGAAGGACTATAAGACATCTTCAGACACGTGGATATTATCCCAAAAAGAACATTTACATGAGGTTTCCGAACATATTGGGTGGAGTGTACGTTGACATACTTGTTAAAGAAGAGGAAAGAAGCTTTATGAGAAAAGAATCTGAACTACACACGATAGGCTTTGAATGTAGAGGTGATTCTACAATGAAAGCGTGGAAGAATCTAAAAACAGGGATAAATAATGCGCACTTCAATCTGAGTTTTGTGGATGAGTATTATGTTGTAGTACCTGAGAGTTGGGAGAGTCTGATAAAAGACAGAATATTCGAAGATTTTATTCAGAGAACAGGCATTGGAATATGGTTATGCGGTGACATAATCACTGAATTATCTAAAGCAAAACGTGTGTTATGGGTTATGGAAGAAGATGGAAGACGTGGCGGGATAAGAGAAACACCGAGAAAACACTATGAACCCATGAGAAAACCCAGAAAGAAGCGTGATTTGCGAGAACTTCCATGGGATGACCTGCTTGAAACAGATGTCTGAGCTGAAAATTCTAACATGTTTATAAAAATTAACTCCAAAAATGAAGCTTTAAGAAGATTTAAAGCGAGATTTTAAGAGGAAATTAATTTGATGAAAACTTTTCCCTGGAAAGCTGAGAATCTGAAAGTATTTTTAAGATATATAAATAAAGCTTATAGTATATATAGAAATATGTGCCATGCTAAAATATTAATATATTAACTCTGAGTAAAACATGATTAATTTTAAAAAGAAGCGGAAATATGGGAAATAAAAAATTAATCTAATATATATTAAAAATGGATAACGTGTTCAGCTGATTTCCCGATTTCAACATAGCCCAAATCTGGGATTTATTTTTTATAAACAGAAAGAAGCTTAAAATGACCTCCTTTCCTTTATAAATAAAAAACACAAAAGCACATATTAATATTGTTCCGATTAACGTATAAACTGATAAATCCAGTCCTTTTTCAATTAACTCGGACAGTCTCTTTAAAAGGAGCTTGTAATAGCAAGACAAAAACTGGCTTCTTTAAAAGAGATTTTATGTGTTATAAAAAAATAATCCCGATTAACTCCATTTAAAGGCTGTTAAGATATACTTGGTGTGCGCAAGAAATATATAATAAATTCACAATATCGGTAAACAGAACAATAAAAAATGGTCTGTAAACGAAAAATAAAGCTTATATAATCACTTAATATATTAACTCCAAAATTCAAACCCCGAATCAGCGAATAACGGGGTATTTACAGTGTTAAACGTAAAAAATAGATAGAATTAATGGATTAAGCGATTCCAAACATGCGATTTCTACCCGAACCAACACACCAGTTAATTTTTTATTGAGAACTGACTTTAAAAACATCTAAAACATCTGGAAACATAAGAATTATACGTATATCAATTATATCTATGTGTCGTATATGTATGTATTGACTCTATAAGAGTGCGTAACATATAAACATATATTTTATTTATTAGTACTCAAAAAAAAAAAAGAATATGTATGTATGAGGTGAGGTATATATGAAAGAGAAAACAAAAAATAAAATGTATAGAGAACTGTGTAAGAGAGACAAAGTGAGAGCGACATATATGCTGGCGAAAGAATACCAGGAATTTATGAGAACAAAGTGTAAAGTAGAATACGATGAGTCTGGCGTGAAAATAAAAGGTGAAACGTTACATTGTTTGAAAGAACTATTTGACAGAATGCCATCTTTCTGCTTGGCGTACACCTATGTAAGAGATGGGAAAACGGTCTTGAGAATTTTGGCATTGTGATAGGTATGCTAAGGAAATATAGATGTTTAGTAAAAGGAAGCAAGGACACTGAAGTTATCGTAATAAAGAAAGACATAAACATGACATACTCAGAAGCGATAAGAAGAGCAATAGAGTTACTTAATGAAGAGATATGAGGTGATACAATGTCTCTTGAAAAGGATATAGAATATTGTAAGAGGAAATTAATCAGACAAGGTATCCGTGAGAACTTTGGTCAAAAAGAAGTACGAAAGTTGAGAGATAAATATGGTGACTCAAAACTCATAGATGACTTTGAAGATTGGTGTATGAATTATGAAGCGTAAGTTTAAAAGGATGGCCTGTGAATATTGTGGAGGAACAGGAATAATACGATGGCCATATGCTCCAGAAACAGAGCCGTGTCAGAACTGTGGCGGAAGAGGTTATGTGTACGTGAGGCGATAAAATGGGGAAGAAGAAATGGATGAGTACAAAACCAGTAACCTGTGAAATCTGTGGAAACCCCTTAAAAGATGTTTTCATAGATGGGAAAATAAAGCTTGGGCCATGGGCTATCATGTGTGAGAGGTGTCACGCAATACTTGGTGAGGGTCTTGGTCCAGGCAAAGGACAAAAGTATGATTTAAATAGACTTGAGAAGATAGAGGGATAAGCATCACCATCATAGCAAAGTATTTATATATACGGTGATAAAATGACAGATGAAAAAGTAATGTTAGAAAGCGAAGAGGAAAGATTCGCAAAACTACATAAAGAGCTTGACATATTGTTTGCCTTGACTTACGCAAGTATAGTGTTAATAGAAAACGATTTGATTCTACCGCCAGAAGTAAAAGAAGGCATAGACAATGCGCACACAGCTTTGAGAAAAGAAATGATAAGAGAACTGACGGACATATAAATTTGTTTTCCTGAAAGCAGAATTTTTCCAAAAATGAGCGTGCCTCGTTTTTAGAATTAATTCTGTCTTTATTTTTAATATAAACGTATATATGAGCTGGAAATTCCAATGAAAGTTATTTATTATTTTATAATTATATTATTAAGAAATAGTAAAAAGTATGTGAGGTGATAGATATGTCTAAAATATATATAGGATT